TAGCGCCAACCATTACAGGCACAATTGTTATATCGTCATTTTCTCCCGCTGGATCGTGCAACTCATCACTACCAACGTTATAAGATCCAACACTAATTTTGTAATACTGATCAGACATATGCTTTCTTAATTCCGGCCAATTGGCTAAAAGAAAACGCATTGCCTCCGCTGCGCTAGATACGTCAGCTTCAAACGTGCGCCAACCTAAAACCTTTGCAAGGCGTCCATAAACCTTAATTTTCCTCATGATGGCGATACCTCCTGACTGTTTTCTTAATGTAGAAATCGTTGTAAAGATCTCTCGAACTTAATTTTCCTCCGACATGATGCAAAATCTGTTGACCATTCCCAATATAGATAGCCACATGGTCAGGGCATTGATCATTAAATGCAAAAGAAAGAACATCTCCTATTTTCCATTCGGCATCTTTAGCCAAAGGAACAAAACCGCTTTCAATAAAGTTGTTTTCACAGAATATATTATTGGTTAAAATTTCTTCAGGAAGCCCCGGCCTCTTCCAGTCTTTGACCGTTAGGCCTTTCTCTGCAAAGTAGTCAATAATCAAAGACCAACAGTCTTGCGACCCCCAACAAAAAGTTCTGCCGATTAAAGGTGCTTTATAACCTGACGGCTCGAAGTAATGCCATGCCTCAGTTTCAGGGTTACAAATGTAAAAAGGCAAGTCGATATATTCACAACTAGCCTTATCTACTTGACTCGGCTGTGGTGACTCCCCAGGGTGAGAATGAAAGACTGCAACGATTTCATGCATATCCTCGCATTTCATCCAATCGTCAGGATGTAATAAAAAACCCTCACTAGGGAAATCAGCGGCATTTCGACAAGGCCAATATTTTTCTCTCCCTTTATTAATACAGACAAGGCCACAAGCTTCTTTAGGCATTTCCTTTTTTGCGTGTTTTAACGCCGCTTCCTTCCAAGCCATTAGATGAACGTACCAACACCCGGAAAATCAGTCCTAGTAACTAATCTTTTAGGAACTTTAGCGCCATAAGATAAATCAAAAGCGCTCGCACATTCCCATTCAACAACATCTCTATTTTCCGCTGATTTGCGATCTAAATAATAGATTTCCTGGGGGAGTTCAGTAGTTGGACTTGGAGTACCAAACGGGTTAGACCCTGTAATCCAGTTTGCAGCATCCAAGTATCTAGCTAAGGTTCTGATACGTGTTAATTTTGCACCGCATAGATCATTCCCAGGGGTATAAGTAGTATTAACCTCTTGCATTACTGCGGTTAAGGTTGAAAGAATATTACTAACAACTAAGCGAGGCCTAGGCAAAGTTCCTTTTCCATTTTGCTCAAATCCTGTAACTTCAATTGGATAACGCATATAAGAATTACCCGCCCAAATAATTTCATTATTGTTATTAGGAGCGCTGCCATTATGAAACCTATAGACTTCATTAGACCCATGAAGAGTTGCGGAAAGAGTAAGCGTAAATAGTTCAATAACAGAACTAGGCGAAATGCTTTGTAGTTCACTTACAGGAACAGCCATTAGGGTTCAAAGACCTCTCTAAAAGTTGTTGTAATAGTTGTACGCCCATGAACAGCTATTTCTAAATTCCATTCAGAACAAACATATTTACCCCCGCTACCTCTAGGCGGTGTCCAATCAAAAGATTCAGTTCCTTTTCTTGCTTCTAAGAAAGCAATTATGTTATCCCTTTCCGTATCGTCTCTATTAGCAAAAGAAAGCCGCCAACTTTTAGGATCACGTTGCAATCCCATCTGTATACGTTGTTCAAATCCCTCTCCAAACTGAACAGTCCTAACCAGAGGTTGACTTGTTTCTGTTGCGGAATAGGAAGGAGTGTAAGAGAAAGTAGCCATGATTAAGCAGGTGCCAAAAGGCCTCCGGGTCTTTGTTCTTTAATAATGGTTGATTGAACAGCGGCGGCTATAAGTTTTCCTAGCATCTTCCCTTCCTCTTCCTCCCCCTGCACTTCACTGCCAGAAGCATCAACATTAACAACAACATTATTAGAATTGCCTCCACCTTCTACGCCTAAGACGCCGTTACGTCTCTTCAAAGGTAGTACTGCTTCACTTCCAGCCTCTCCCATTAACCCCATCCCATTAGCCATAGGGAAAATCGTAGGCTTCGTAACTACGCCCCCTCGACCAAACTTAGTTACCTCATAACCATTTTCAAAGACGCCACCTTTTGCATATGGTGTAATTCCAAAGCTTGCCATGATCGGCTTAATGATCATTGCTCTAATTGCTATCCGTGCCATATCAGCGATAATTGACCTTGCTAAATCTTTAAAGGCCATTTTTCCCGTCATTACAAAATTCACCATTTGATCTTCAAGTCCTTTAAATGCCTTAACAATAACGTCCCCTACCTGACTGCCAAAATCACCAACAGTTTTCGCATAACTCTCAACCTTAGCCTTCATCGAACCGCCAAAAGTACGAGTCAATTGTGCCTCTAACTCTTTTGCCTTTTGTGTGCCTTGTTTGTAGTAATCTTCACCAGCTTGCGAAGTTCCGCCAATTATCTTACCTAGACTCTCTGTATTTTTTTGAAACCGTCCCTTGGCTTCATCTACATATTCATCACCTAAAACGTTTCTAAGATTCTGTTTCTGTTGAGTAACAAACCGACTCCCTAATTCTTTTGCAAATCCGACACCGCCACCTATTAATTTTTTAACCCATTCAGGAGTTGCATTTTCTACCGCTTGCATCATTTTCTTTATTTGACCTATTACCTTTTCTCCTAATAATGCAACCTCTTGAAATAATTTCATCACGCCAAAAATTGTTGCAGCAATAGCCCTAATAGCACCCTCTATAAAGTTAAAGAAATTAGACCAATCATTTTCTGCGCTAAAGACATCCCTAAAAGCTTCAGCAATTGAATTTAAAGCAGGCAATAACGCATCTGCTAGTTGCTTCCTAAATCCATCAAAACCAAATCCCAGCATGGTCAACTGATCGTTGAAATACTCTGCATTCGCTGCAAAACCTTCACTTGTTTCATAATTCCATTCATTCATAGCCGAACTGCCTTCATTTAGAAGTGGTATCAACTTCCTCCCTTGCCTACTAAATAGCTCCATAGCTAATGCGGCTTTTGTACCGCCGTTTTCCATATCTGCGAAACGATCAGCAACCTCGCCAAAAACTTGCTCTGTTGATTTCAGGTTTCCTTGTGAATCCCTAACGCTGATTCCTAACGCATCAAAAGAATCTGTATAGGTGTTAACGCCTTGATCAGCTTCTCTAATGGATTGAGCAAGTCTTGCTAAACCTTTATCTATTGCAACTTGTTCAACACCTGCCAATTTTCCTGCGTTGACATACGACTGCAAAGTGTCAGCGGCTACGCCTGTTTGTCTACTTAATTTCCCAAAGGCGTCAGCTTGATCAATTGCTCCTTTAACAACCCTTGTAAATGCCCCCGCCGTCAAGATGACGGCCATAGCTCTAAACGCTGTATTAACACTCAACGCCGCATTCCGAACGTTCTTTAATCTCCCTTGCAGACCTTGCATGGAATTACCCATGCGCTTGATGCCAGCTTGGCCGGTTGTCTTAGCTGCAATTAACAGATTAAATTTTTGTGCCATTTATTTCTTCTCCTTATTCATTTCAGCCATTGCCGCAATTTCCATGATTTGTAAATCTTCAATCACAGAGGGCAAATCCTTATACTCATATAGTTTAGCGATGCTTACTACGCTGGCATAATCAAAACCAGTAACACCGCCTACAGATGTTCGCCATTGTGTCTGACATCTCAAGAATAAAGAAACAACATCCCAATTTTCTTGCCATACTTCAAAATCTTTTTCTGGCTCAGGCTCAGGCAACGCAATACCAAACGCCGCCGCATCTTGCTCTAATAAGTCCCTAGGTTGACTCCCGCCACTAACCCAATAGATAGCAGCGGCCTCTAGTTTTTTCTTTTTGCGCCTCCAATACGGCTTTCAATAAATGCTGTTGCAATTGCTGTAGGGATACCAAGAACCTCTAATAATTCATCAAATTTCTTTTGTACAAATGGCATTTCTTCCCCTTTCTCATCCAAGATCCCAGACCAACCGTCAACAACTTCTCTACAAACATCAACATCATTTAGCTCGCCACTCTGAGATTGATCAATCATCTCCTGAAAACGAGATTGGGAAATATTCTTAAAAACAATTTCAAAGGTATGACGCCTTAGCTTTCCCTCTTCAGGAAGATCAACTTTTACAGGCCAAGAGTAATTACCTGACTGCTTTAAAACAAAAGCCATGTACTTTTAATATGTCTGCTTAGGGTAAACCCTCTTAGGCAAAGAAGCAATATTAATGGAACTTCAAACTGAACTCATCATTACCCGCTGTTGTAGGAGTTGCCAGATAATCCATATTGAGCATAGTTACGCCGTTATCATCTGAATAGCTAGGCGCTTGTAGGTCAGTTTTAGTCATTGTGAAAGTAACCTTATTACCTGCTGTTTGACCATGCTGGAAGGTTAGGTTACCTAGTGTTCCCGCTTCACTAATTGCAAAAAAGTCTTTAGTAGATAAAACAGGAGCTTCAATAGAGATTGAACCGCTTGGCTTTCTATCGGTAAATAAGACCTCTTTTGTTCCTCCTATTAATTCACGGTATGAAACATC